AAAACCAAAAGTCTTAAAACATATCCAAGAAACTATTCCATTAAACTTTCCGAGTGTTAAAATGACTTTTGCACTGCTTAATCCGGGTCTAAATGCTTGTAAGCTTTGCTCAATGTAGATTTTTTCTATATTATATGTGGTTTTTAACTGTGCCAGCCGCCGTTCAACAGCTTCTGCTTTATCAAAAAAGCTTTTAAATTTCTTAGAACGCATGTCAACCATATCAAAAAGCAAAACCGCCCCTGCATTATCAAGGACGGTTAAGCCGGTTATAGAGGTAGAAATGTCTAAACCAAGAATCATATGTGATTATTATATCACATATTTAGTTGGATCTTCATTAACTGCTATTAAACGATAAGCATAAGGAATATCTGCTGAATTAATAGCAATTTCAATATACTCATTGCCCGATGAACCTGTTACATAAGCCTCAACCGCTACAACATCGTTCATCCAGTTATCGCCGCTTTCTAATTTAATCATTACATCTACCGTAATGAAATCTAAAGAAGAAATTGGGAAGGCAGCACCGCCTAAAGAAGCGGTTGGTAACGCTACTAATTGTACACCGCTTGGATCAAATGTGCCACTAACTTGATGACGAAGACGTTTATAAGAATTAAATGTATTTGAAACAGCAGTATCTACAGCATGGAATGCTTGATCAATGCTATAAATATCATATGATGCTAGGCCAACAGCTTGTGAAGAGGTAATTACTGCTAAATTACTAAACGGAGTTTGTGCAGCAACAGAACTAGTAACAGCTTTTACGTTTGTAGCAGCAATTAATGGCGAATATACAGAAGTTGTTGCTGTAACAGCACCACCAAGAACGGAAGAACCAACAACATTTAATCCAGCTGATGAAGTTAATCCACCTACTGCTGTTAAAGTAGAACCTACTAGAGCGGTTGTAGTAACATTTAATGCCGAAGCAGATACAGGAACGGCACTAGCGTCTAGAGCAGAACCAAGAATGGTTAATCCATTTCTTGCTGTTACAGCGCCAGATAATTCTGAAGGACCGCCAGAATATAAACCTAATGATGCTGTTAAATAATCTGCTGTAAATGAACCATTTACCAGTACGCTACCTGTAAATTGATGTGTGTCATCTGCTGTATTACCAAATTTGCTAGAACCGCTTTCATATAATACAGAAGCAGTTACATCAATAGAGTGATAAGTCTTAACAGTTAATATACCGTTAATTAAAGCGTTACCATCAATAAAAAGTCCAGAGCCTGTATACGGTAAGGAAGAACTAACATGACCGCCTGCTACTGTACCTGATACGTTAAATAATACTGCATTAGATGCATTACGATCTACTTTTGTAATCTGCTTATTTGTTTGCAGATCTGTTAACACTTTAACTGGTTTAACTGCCATTTATTTAATCTCCTTTTTGCAATTTTTAATAAATAGTTTGTTTATATACTTCCGGACTCTTTAACTGCAATAATTCTATAAAAATCTTGACTGCTTACGCTAGGAGCGCTGATTTCAACATCTATTTTATTGTTTACGCTGCCTGACATACGAACACTGATAAGGTCATTTACATATTGTGTTGTTCCACCGTATTTAACCATTACATCTACAGACAAATAATCAATATCATCAGCAATAAAATTATTTAATGTAACGATTTTATTGCCATAAATATCAAAATTTCCTATCTGCACTTCGCGTAAATTATTGAAGTTAGTAACTAATTGCGAAAAACGAGCATCTATTGAGGTAAAAACATTATCAACATCATAAAAAGTGCCCGATAATAAATTAACATTTCCTATATTGTTTAATGGTGAAGACGCACTAACAAATAAACCGCCAGATATAAAAGCATCATCTTCAACAATCAACGTAGTATATTCACCTAACATAATAGATGAATTGACTACATCTGGATTCAAGTTTACAGCGTTAAAACTATACGCATATGGTTTAGAAGGCGCAGAAATAACGGCATATATTTGCGGTAAGTTTCCTGAAACTTTTAATTCAACAGAAGCTAAATCGTTTTTCCAATTAGAAACAGGAGTTTCTTGAATCAATAATGTAAAATTTATTTGATTTACAGACTCAACCGTAAAAGACGGACCACGTATGGAAGAAGATAAAGGTAAAGGTATCTCTATTGTTTCGTTATCATCAAAAGTGCCAGAAACACTATACCTTACGCGATTGTATGTTTCTTTTGTTATACCTACGCCGCGAACAGAAGAAGGAACCCAGTTAGAGCCGCTATAAACAAGATATTCACCTTCACGGGCATCCGATGCAGACACATTACTTAGTTGATTTATATTTACAAAACTTTTTTCATCTTTAATAAATAAATTTTGTACGGTTAATAAACTATCAACTGAAGATGAATTTTGTGCATAAAACGATGAAGCTGTAATCGGTAATGACGAACTAACAGCGCCAGAACCTAAAGACCCGGAAACTTTAAAAAGAATATTGTTTTCTTTATCTACTTTAAGAATTTGTTTTCTTGCAAGTAGATCAGCAATTGCTTTTGCTGGCTTAACTGCCATTTTCTAGTTTCCTTAATCTTCTATGCCATACTCTTTCTTGATTTGTTTTAAATTTTTCAAGAAATTTGGGCTAATACCATGCAACTTGATTTTTCTATTTAGAATATCTTTAACCAACAAAAGATCACGCTTTTGCTTTTTTAATTTTTCTATAACTTTCTCCTTATCTTCAAAACCTTCTTTGGCTTCTTCCCTTACGCGCTTTAAATTATCGCGGCATATCATTAACCAGTTTGTTACTTGTATAAAAGAGAATTTATATTTCATCTGGTAAATCCCTTTCTTGCTCAATCATTTCTATAATTTTATCGTATTTTTCTGCCATACGATCAATTATTTCTTCAAACTCTTCTTTACGTCTTAAGAGCAATACTTCTTTTTTAAAATCTCCGGTATGCGGTAATATTTCACGCATAATTTTATCAAAATCTTTGATTAGATAGGTTATTTTACGTTTCATAGTAATAAATAGTTTAAAAGCAAAAGAAAGGGTGGCAAAACTTCTGCCACCCGATCTTACTTAATTATTTATTAATTAAAACTAAATTATCATTTTCCAATCATTACCATCATAAAAGTATAGATGTGAGCCAGAAACCGCTAAAGTACCTAAAAGGGACGGACCAAGAGCATTAGCTTGAGAATCTATTTTAATTTGATTTACATTACAATCACCGCCAACAGATAAATCTCCATTAAATTGGATACTTCCCCCCGCAGTAACTGACGAAAGATCAGAAATTTCACTATAACTAGTACCATTTCCACTATTATATAACGCAGATATATCTGAATCGTTTAACACTCTAGACCATATTCCTATTTCGTCATATTTTCCAATACCAAGATATTTAATGACCATATTCCAATTAGTGATTGTATTGGAAGAACGATAAATACCATTGGTATAAAACTTAGCCACTCCGGTAGATTTATTGTATGTAACAGAAATCATTCCCCAAACATTAGTACCCATACCAGTATTATCAACTTGATAAGTGGCATATCCTGTAGTTACAGGCCAATTAGACGCTATGATATTTCCAGCATAAATAATACTGTTATCGCCATTATTACTATATGGTTCATTTGTAGTAAAATGATGTTTAATAGTAGATAAAACTCCTACACTATATTGTGTAAAATAAGTCCAATAATTAATAGTAAATTCATTATAATCTTTTAATTGTATATTAGGTTTTATTTCTAAAACATTTTCTGTCCACCAATCGTTGATAGAAGTAGTAAATGATGCTCCTTTAAATTTAACAGATTGTTCGTGTGAAATTGTTACATTTGGCATAACTACGGCTTTATATGTTCCAACTTCATCATAAGATACTATTGCCGATTCTAATGCATCATAAGAACTAGTTTGTAGACTAAAATATGCCTCTAAAGAACTTGTTAAAGAACCAGTTCCATAAGGATAAGTAGGAGCAACTGTCAAAGAACCTGTAATGATTTTATCACCGATATAAATTGAATTTTCTGAAGCTGCAATCATACCATTTGTAATCGTTATATTATTACCAGCACTAAATTGATTTCTTACATCATTGGTAAATGTTGCAATTTTAGAACCACTAGACATATAAGAAGCTGTTTCAGCAGTTGTAGCTAATGTAGCTAATGTTGCCAAAGAAGCTGTTTGAGCTGTAACGGCAACAGTAGCAGTAGAAGCGTTACCCAGTAGACTACCAGTAAATCCAGTAGAAGTAACATTAGATAAACCTGTTAAAGTGGACGCTAAACTAATTGTAACATCACCAGAGTTTCCACCTCCAGACAAATTAGAGCCAGCAGTAACGCTAGTAATATCTCCAACGTTAATAGAACTACCTAAACTTACTTGTGAACCGTTAATAGTAATAGAGCTATTTTGTAGGGAAGCGTTAGGAACACTAGCTGCACTAAATGTGCCATTTACTAAACTAATTCCCGTTCCAGCTTTATAATATTCTAACACACTTCCGGTAATTGTGTCTGTCAAAAATTGTGTGCCAGCGTTTGAAACAGTATTAATATAATTTACAATATTACCAGATAAATTATTTATAGTTCCAGAAATATTGCCAGAAACAACGGTAATTGTATTAGCTAATCCAGCAGCAGAGGCATTTAATTCTCCTAGTGATGCTAAATCAGTATAGGAAGCGCCATTTAGATTAAACGTACCTGTCATGTTGAAACTACCTGATAACGTGATAGAGCCGCTAGGAAGTATATTATTATTTATTTGTGCTGATAAATCAGAATATAATTTTCCAGCACCACTGTTATATAATGAAGTAATTTCATTTATTGTTATTTTTCTATTCCAAAAACCAAATTCATCACCATAACCATGTAATGGATCATTATTATTATAAACAGCACCAAAATATTTAACATCAAAAGTATCAGCTAAAGTTTGTTCTGAGTCTAAAACATTATCAACATAGCATTTAACTTTTTGTGCTGTTTTATCATATGTAAGAACTAAATGATACCAAGTACCTGATACAATTGTGCTAGTAAAATTAACAATTGTGTCACCAGAACGAATATACAAACTACCGCTTGAAGTGCCACCATAAATTGTTCCATAGCTATTAGCATTAAGATTTGTAAGACCAAAACCGTCGCGTGTGCGGTCTTGTTTACCGGCATAAGCTGGATCGGCCCAACTAAAATTAGGATCTCCGATATCGCCTATGATTGCGTGTCTATTACTGTTACTAAAGTATTGTGGCTTAACCCAACATGAAAAAGACCAATCACCACCTGAAGAAGATAATGGTATTGATGAAGACAATATTAAATGCGAGCTGTTATAAGGCCATTCATAAGGAAAGAAAGAAAAACCTTGACCACCTACAACAAATGCAGAAGAAGAAGCGGGATTTTGTGCAAAACTCCAGTTTCTAGAAGCAGTATTAGCGGAAACAGAATCATTTAAATTACCATCAAAACTAAAATAAGAAATCATATTATTAGTCAATGAAGATGCTTGTTGACTAATTTCTTCTGTATAAATTCTTAAATAAGAAGCAGTTAATTGATCGCCTAAAGCATAAGATCCTCCACCGCCTCCAGCAGTAGAGGCGATAACACCATCAGTAATTGTAATATTAGATCCAGCACTAAATTGTGCTCTCACATCTTGTGTAAATGTAGAAATTGCTGAACCTGTAGCAATATAAGAAGCTGTTTGTGCTGTAACGGCACTGGTTGCCGATGTGGCAGTAGAGGCATTACCTAACAAACTACCTGTAAAACCTGTAGATGTAACGCTGCTTAATCCGGATAATACAGAATTTAAGTTTATAGTTGCATCACCTGATGCTGCACCGCCGGTTAAATTTGTGCCAGCAATAACGGCTGTTATATCTCCTGAGCCGCCAGCGCCTCCACCACCTTGACCAGAGGCACTACCTAATAATGCTAGTATAGTTTCATTTACTGCTATAAAACGATATGGTGCTGCACTGGCACCGGGAGCATCAATTTCAGCCCATAAAGCGCTAGCGCTGGAATACAATTGGACAGAAGCCATGTCGTTTTTATAACGACCGTTCTTTTCTGTATCAACTAATAAATCTATGGCAATATCTTGTAAATTGCCAGTTGTAAAATAACTAGCACCAGAAGATGCTAAAGAGGTTAAGTTTAATAATGCTTTTCCGCTTTCGTCTAAAACATCTGATTTCTTATATCTTACAGCTTCATAGGCGTCTTTAATTTCTATGCCTTTATCAACTATTGCTTGATCTAATTCATGTAAAGCGCCGTCTAGATCATACATACCGGCAGAAGAAGTAATAATACTTGTTCTATTAAAGCTGTCGCTTGTAAATATTTTTACACTACCGCTAGCATTAATATCTTGCTTAGCGTCTAAATTTGTATATACAGTTAATGGTCTTACGTTAGCCATTGTTATAAATTCCTTGCCTCGTCAGGCAGATAAAAAAATAGCGCTAAAATACTATCTATAGCGCTCCATATAATTAGTTTTATAAATCATAAAAAGAAGGGGAAGGCATTTCTGCCTTCCCCCATTTAATCTAAGTTACTGATTAGATTAAAATATTATGTTAAATCTTTTTCGTTTACAGCAATCAAACGGTACTTAGCACCCTCTTCCCCAGACATAGCTGGTGCTTCGATTTGTACCTTTAATGAAAGACCATCAGCATATAATTTGACTGCTACTAAGTCGTTTGTCCAGCTTGCACCGTCATCAACGCTTACTACTACGTCAAGAGCAATGTTGTTCTTTTCTGCTACAGCAAACAACAATGATGCTGCGCCAGAAGTAATGTTTACAGTAGCCGTACCGGATGACAATGAGCCAACTTCAACATAACGAGCGGCGTTATAAGCTGCTTGGAATGAAGAACCAGCGCTTGCTAATTTGTGCAACACATCGTCAACATCATAGAAACCAGAACCATCGCGTGCTGTTTCTACTGTTGCATTAGCAAACAATGCACCAGAAAGGAACATTTGATTACCAGCGTCTAATTGTAGGTCTTTATTGAATGACCATTTATCACCTGTGCTATTATAGGTAAGAGAAGCAGCAGCGCCTTCTACTAAAATTCCTGCGCCGTTAGCAGCAGCGGCATCAGCAGAACCTTTAGCAATAGTGATTTGTTTGTCTGTTACATCTAAATTGGCAGTATTGATGTAAGTTAATGCACCTTCGACTAGCAAGTTACCTTGAACTGACAAATCGCCAGAGAATGAGCCAGAACGTGCAGCAATATCGCGTACTGATAAATCGCCTACGATTTGTGCGTCATTTTCTACTTTCAAAGCAGATGCTGTTAATTGTGCATCAAAGTCAGCATTGCCAACTACATGCATGGTTGAGCCGAATTCAGCAGCACCAGCAATTTCAGCAGCACCTTCTACTTTTGCAGTAGAAGCCGTCAATTGTGCATCAAAGTCAGCATTACCAATAACTGTCATTGTGCTACCAAATGTAGCAGCGCCTACTACTTCAGCTGCATTTTCTACTTTCAAAGCAGAAGCAGTTACTTGTGAATCGAAATCTGCAATACCAACTACGTGTAATGTAGAACCTAATTCTGCTGCGCCAGCAATTTCAGCTGCACCTTCTACCTTCAATAAAGAAGCAGTTACTTGAGCGTCAAAGTCGGCATTGCCAATAACCTTCATTGTGCTACCGAATGTAGCAGCACCTGCTACTTCGGCTGCGTTTTCTACTTTCAAGGATGATGCTGTTACTTGTGAATCAAAGTCAGCAATACCTGTTACGCTTAATGTGCTAGCTAAGCTTGCTGCGCCGCCTACATCTAATGCACCGTCTACGTCAGCACTGTTTTCTACTTTTAACCAAGAAGCTGTTAATTGTGAATCGAAATCTGCATTACCAATTACTTTTAATGTTTCTTCCATTTCAACTGCTTTAGAAGCTGATAACACTGTTAAAATCTTTAATGGATTAGCCATTTTATTACTTTTCCTTGCCTAGAGGCGAATAAAAAAATAGCGCTTTAACCTAAACAACCGATTAAAATCGCTGTATAATAAATAGTTTTATTTTTAGGAAAAGTCTTATTACGTATTTATACTAGCCCATAATAGTTACAACATAGCTATTTTCTTCAATAATATCGCCCATATCCACAAGAATAGAATTAAGGCTCGGAAATTCTATATGGGCAATTACTTGATAGAAGCTACCAAAGTTTTCTCTAACAGACACATAAATATCACGTGTATTTAATCCATGAGATACAGTATAAACAGAATCTATAGCGTTACCAATAATAAATGTTTTTTTAACAACGCCCGAAACACCAACTTGTGAAGATGTTCCAGAACCTAAACCGGAAGAAATTGAATCAAAGCTAGATATTTCTTTACGTTTTTTCTTTGGATCAGGATTATCTAATATAATTTTTTCACGCGGTATTTTAATTTCAACCGCATTTTCATCTATATTAACGTTTCTGTCTTCTCTGTTTTCTCCCTCGCCTAATAAATAGCCTAGCACTTTTACGGTTATAGTGCTTTTAAATTTTCTTTCTTCTTCTGATAAATCGTTTATAGTTTCTTGTTGAAAGGCGGGATCCATAAAACATTCATACGGATGATCGTCTTTTTTAATAACAAAATAGTTTTGTGCTGTTTTAGCCATGAACGGTTGCATAATCTCGTTCATTTGAGCTTGATAGTTGGTTAAAATGTTTATTTTGTATTCTACTGTAACATATACAGGAATGCGGACAGAGTAATGTTGATAAACTAATTTTTTATTTTTCTTTGATGTTGAAAAATTTAATTGGCCGCTCTTTTTTAATGCATCTGCATTTGCAAAATTAGATGTTTTATCTTGATTTAAAACTTTTGTAATAGTGTACCTATCATCGCTAGGAGAAACATTCGCTTGAAAATTACCTTTTTTGTTAGGGTCTTTATTAACACTGGTTCTTTCAAGCGATATTATAGGGGCTATTAAACTTCCATTTTTATCTCTTAGTCTTTTGTTGTTTTTTATTTGATAAGCTCGTTCGGCAGACCCCCAAATAACAGGTACTTTTTCCCAACCTTCATTTGTATTACAAAATACATTTAAATTTTCAACATATTCTAAGAATGCAGAATCAATAGTCTCAATACTGCTAGACTTAAGATTTAGCTTTTTAGATTTTTCAGAAGTTTCATCGCGCTGTCCACCCTCTATTTCTCCAGACAATTCTCCTGTTTTTAATGGCTTATCGGGCGGTAATGTAATACTTGTAGATAAACCTTGAATTGATTGTAATTGTTTAATTTTTTTTCTTGTTGTTGCTGGCGTATCTACAATTACTTTTTCTCTAGGTATTTTTATTTCTACAGCGTTTTCATCTATTTTTTTAAATTCTTTTTCTTCGTTTTGACCCTGCGTAATTACATAACCAAGAACTTTTATGTTAATAGAAGTAGTAAACTTTCTTTCTTCCTCAGTAAAATCTGACTTATTATCTTGAGCAAAGTTTTGATCCATGAAACATTCAAAACGATACCCATCTTTCTTTATTATAAAATAATTTTGTGCTGTTTTGGCAATGAATGGCTGTAAGGCTTCATTCATCTGTGCTTGATAACCAGTTAAAAGATTTATTTTGTATTCGCATACAACATAGATTGGTATAGGTACAGCTATATGCTCATAGACAACTTTTTTGTTTTTTTTGCCGGTAGCAAAGTTAGGACCATTACTTTTAGCAGCATCTGCGTTTGCAAAATTAGAAGTTTTATCTTGATTTAAAACTTTTGTAATATAGTGTCTGTCATCTTTTGGAGATAAATTTGCTTGAAAGTTTCCTTTTTTATTAGGATCTTTTGTTATGCTAAGTCTTTCTAAAGAAATTATGGGCGGCACTAGAGCGCCATTTTTATCTCTTAGTTTTTTATTATTTTTTATCTGATATGATCTTTCTGCCGATGACCAGATAATAGGAATCTTTTGCCATCCCTCATTAGTGTTACAATTTATTTCTAAGCTATTAATATAATCAAAAAAAGCAGAATCAACTGTTTCTATCACAGTTGGTGTTAAATTAATTCCTTTATTTACTTCGCTATTTTGATCTTTAATCATTGAAAGTTATATATCTAATTTAAGTTTAAATGTTAAGTCTCTATTTTCAGTTTTTCTTATAGGTTTAGCTAATTTAGCTATGGCTATTAAATTTTTATTTTCGTCATAAATACCTATTTTAGAGATATAAGTTTCCTTTTCTAAATCTCCAACATAATCTTCGTAAGCGTACTTTTTAACATTTTTTATTTCTAAATTAGGATTTTCTATATACATTTTACTGCCACTAATTGGCGCACTGGCAGTCATAGAAGAGCTTTTAATAAATGTTGGATTATTAGAGTAATTAAATTCTCCTTTTTCCGCGTGAGCTAACATAGTTAAAACATTGACATAGTTTATACCTTCAAATTTTAAATCAAAACTTGAAGAAATAGTTAAATTGTTCTCTTGATTTAATCCAGTGCCCCAATATATCCATTTTGGATTATCGCTAACGCTGGAGCCATTGTCGTTATAAATATATGTTTCTGTATGTGAATTATCTAAATTCCAAGATCCAGTTATTAAAATAAAACCTTCATTATACAAAACTACTCCTGCTACTTGTCCTAGTCCATTTGAACCAGTGGTTTGTATAAGCTCCCCATTTTTTTTATAATCTTGTAACTTAGCAACTAAAGTACCGGATATAAAAAAATCTAGTTCTATTGAGCCTTTATCTAGAGAAGAGCCAAAAAATATAGATGGTATACTTATTAGTTTAATGGCTTGAGAATTTTTATTACCTAAATTAGAATTATAAGAAAAATGAGGACTTAAGTAGGAATAATAATTTAACACATTTTTAAGTGAATAAATATGTGGTCTATCGGGAACAAACGATAAATTTTGAGAATAATATTCTAAATTAATGGAGGAACTAAGAGGATAACTACCAGTAAATATTTCTCCATAACCACTATAATTGTGTTGTTCGGCAGATACTGTTTTAAAAGATTCTAAAGAGCTACCTTTTGGTAAAAATCGATAATATTGTGACATAATATATAATTATATTACCGTTTATAAATTTGTTAGGTTACTTTAGTAATCATCAAATAATCTGAAGCAGATCCACTAATAAAATATCCAGCATGATAAACACCGACAGTGGTATCATCAGCAAAATATGTTCCTGACGCATAAACTATGAACGAGAATAAATCTGGGCTGCTACCTGTATCGGTAATTATAAATCCTTTATCTCCCACTACGCCATCAGTATCTAAGCTGACATATAGATTGTATGGACCGGGATTGAATAAAACTAAACCTTTTCTATTTGTATCTTCGTCTGCTATGGCAAAAGCGCCGTTATCAATTGTCCAATCAAATGTATTGACAAAATTCTTGTTTACAGTTGTTACTGGTTTTTGAGATACATAAACAGGTTGAGTGACAGAAGAAGTAACAGTAACAACGGAACCTATATTAACAGTAGAAGACCCCGTATTAACAGTAAGAACGCCAGTTACATATACAGGCGCTGACGCCGATGCAGTAATATTAATTAAATCTCCTACTACTACATCAACGTTTATATTGCCAGTAACAGGTATTGGGTTAACAAATGAAGCGGTAATAAATATTGGGTTTGAGTTAGAAGATGAAATTTGGTGTATTGGAATAAAACCATAGCTACTACTTTCAACCGCCAAATATTTAATCGACCCTGTGCCATCTTTAATTGTTAAACTTTCAGTAGCCATTAACTTTTATCCTTAAATCAAACCTATATTATATGAATTATCAGGGCAAGTAAAATCAAAAGAGTAAGGTAATTCACAACCTTCAAATGTTGGTAAGTTTAGGTTGTTTAAATATGTATATCCTGTTAATGTATTTAAAGAAATTTTACCATTATATATTTTAAATTCAAAACGTGGTTTTGTTTTGATAGTATTTTGAAATATATCTGTAGATTCAAATTTCTTAAATGACATTTTTAGTAGTCCAATCTAACTCTTAAAATCATTTCTTGTGTAGGGTCTTTCTTTAGCGGTTCTGACACCTTAGCTACAGCTAATAATTCGTTGTCTGGCGAATATAAACCAACAGTGGTTATATAAGAAACCGGAGCATCACTTGTGGTGTTTTTAACTCTAATTTTGCTATCTTGCAAATATGTTGGATTAGAACTATAATTAAATTCATTGTGATTAATACGGCAAAAATGAATAGTTGAATTTAGTTCTGTTGTATTGTTAAATGTAATGTTTTTTATACGTGCCCTTAGAGCATCGTTTATTTGATTAATTGAACCACTTTCAAAAGCCCTTTGAACATCCCAGTTATAAGTGCTATTTAATTGCACTTCGTGTGTTAATTGACCAAACTGATTAGATGCTAAAGAGTCTTCTGGAGCAGTAGAGCTTGATATAGAGAATATAATGGGCGATAAAGCAACCACGCCTGCTTGATAAAATACAAAACCAACTGCTTTATTTGTTTGCGTAGATTGAACACCCGTAGTGCCATTTAAAAATAAAGTACCATATTCTCCAGTAGGGGAATTAATAAAATAGTTAGACGCACCATTAGTATCAGATACGGTAATTAGCTCAGTAAAAGGAGATGCACTTGATGAATTTACGCCTATTGTTAATACAACGCTTCCTTTTTTAATTTCATCTTTTACTAACAATCTAGAGAAATTAAGAAAATACATAGATGTAAATTTATCTGTATCAGTAGCAGGGTTACCATCTCTATCAAATTCATAAATTGAGCCAGTTGGATCATGACCAACTAACACTTGAGCCATCTGGTTGTAAATATTACGTTTTTTCTTTAGAAAAACATCGTTGCTAATACTAGAACTAGCTGGAGAAGTGCTGGAAAGGCCAACAGTTAAATCAAAAAGATGATTAGCAGAAGAACTTAATACTGGATAATCATATACACTTTGAAACATTCCGTGATTATAGGATTTAATATTGTTATTAGAGTACGGCGTACCATTAATAATAGAACCTGTTAATGGTATATTTTCATGTAATAAAGTTCTAGTAGATACTAAATCGTTATCAAGAAAAGATTTATATGTTGTTGCCATTTATTTCTTCCTTTATGCTAATTTTTTAAGTATTAATATAGGTATTTCTACGGAAGCACCTGTTGTAATACCGGTTACGCTGATGTTTGTCAATATAGATTTAACATTATTAGCCGTTCCACTAGTACCCGCCCATGTTCCAACCACAGAACTTCCTAACTGTTCAAATAAATAATTACTTTGAATGATTTCATTTTGTGATTTTAAAGTTAATAGTAATTTAGAGCCTTTAGGGCCAACTAAAACGTCATCTGCATTTTTTGTAAAACCAGTAGGTGGCGAAGCAATATCTTCTACTAAATCATTCATTGAACTATCAAAGTAATATGAAGCAATATTATCGTCATCAATATAAGAAGGAGTCATATCTTTGATAGACATAAATCTGTTGTCCATTTCAACCATATATTGTGATTCTTTTAAATCTGCGTCGAGAGACAAACCGGCATTAGTGCTATTTATGCCTTGATCTATTCTAATATGATATGTTGTAGGATTACCGCTGCCACGTATAAGACCTTGATTACCGACATCTTGACCATTAAAAGTAGCTGTTTGTAAAATAAAGTCACTAGTTGTAGTGTCAGGAATAAAAACATATCCATTATTTACTAAAGAAGTGGCTTCAGAATATCGTGTACTTCCATCTATATTATTAGGTAACAATATAGGTAAATAAAGCAAGTTATTTCTACTAATAGAAAGTAATTTACTTTTCATACTAGCAATATTATTAGAAAATGCTTCTAAAACAGGAGTCTGTAAAACTTCTAGATCAAAATAGGCAGAACCGCTTGGGTGTGAACCGTTATATAAAGAATAATCTATTTCATCATCTGCTAAAGCAAATTTCACTATTCTAAAAGAGCCATCACCTTTCGCTAAACGCATACGACCGGTATCGGTCAAAACAGCGTCTAATATGATATCACCACTATTATCTAAAAATGCCATGTTTTTTCCCTTTTATGCCTATTTTTTATAAGTAGTATCAATTAAATAATTATCTCTTATAATCTTTAATTTGTACAAGAAATAGTTATTTGCACGTTAAATTAGGTAATACTACTCTGCCCCCTAACACAGAGGTTTTACCATCAACAGAAGTTACATACCATTTACCGCCAACATTTCTCCATATATTACCATTATTATCTTTACATACTGGCTGCGTTGGCAAACTTTCTTCAGTATTTTGCTGTGTGTCGGGAGAGATGGGCATGTTATTCGTATTAAAATTGATTTTATCTTCTTCAGTTTTAAAATTTAGATTTAAATCTATTTTTTTACCAGACGATTTAGATATTAATCTAATTTTAAAATTCTTATTCCATGTTTTTTCAGCAGCTATTCCAGTTGATAAACTGCCATTTTCTGTCAAAAAAGCAATTAAATTTTGCGTACTTGGCTTTATCTTAATATATTGTTTAAATGATTTGATAGGTTGTGTGTTGTTTTGTTGCTGGTTTAAGCTAAAGATATTTATTAAAGGATATATTGTACCTTTATCATTAACTATCTCTATTTCATAAATTTCAGTAGGATTAGAAATATTACCGTGATAATCAATACATCTAATAGTATAATAGTATTTTATGTTTGGCAATAAGTCATCATCTATACCCGCACCAGATGCATTGTTGGTAACTATAGAAAAGATTTTTCCTTTAGTAAAATCAGCATAAGAATTTGGTTTAGAGTCTAACCTAAATATTTGAAATGCTACGGCAGGTTCGTCTGTTTGATATGTTAAAACGGGAGGATTATAAATTGATTGATTTTGAGCTTTTACATTTAATTCAGTTATTTTTAAATCTTCTGTGAAGAAATTAATTGGTAACAACTTTTTTAAACCTGTTGAAGTATTACATAAAATTTTTATTTTTTTGTCTACTCCAATATAAGGTACAAATTGGACTTCAGGCTCTAATGGTGGATAATCTCTTAATCTATTCGTATATATAGGAGTAATGTTTTCGTCTTCTATTAAATAAATAATAATAGATAAATCATTGTTTTGCCCTATTTTATCAACCATTAATAAGTAATAATTTAATTTATATGTATATTCTTTATCATAATGAATTTGCGTGTCTACTAAATTAATTTTGTCTTCAACGCAATTAGGAATAACCCATTCTTGTATAGGCGCTGAAAAATTTCCGCCTGAACCAACAAATTTTTGTAATCTATAACCAATTACTTCACTATATTTTTGTTTTTTGTTTTTTAAACTATTGTTCAAATCAAATAGGAAATTTAAATTATTATTATTGTTTAATAATTCAGTAATAAAACTGCTATCTAAAACAAAATATTTATTTTTTTCTAATTCTGTAAACGTTTTTTTCTCTAAAAGATTAAATAAATCAACTGTTAAACTGTTTTTAAAAAAAACATCAGATATATTATTATTTAGTTTATGATGTGTATCGAAATAAATATCAGTATAAAATGGAAACTGTTCTTTAAATGGATTAAAATTATTTAAATATTTATCTAATTTTATATTTTGTTTTAAATTTCCTTGATAATACATATACTCGCTATCTAAGAAGCTTATTTTGCTACTAGTAATCGGTACAGGGTCAATATTAGGATCTGTATTGTCAAATATAATTTGCTCTAATAACGACGGATCAGATAAAAAACTAGTTCCTAAAGAGTTGAAATTGTTAGTGTCTGCATAAGTTTGAACTCTATCATTTACAAACTTATAAAAATTAGGAATCTGTAATTCGGGAAGTTCTTTAGTGGATATATATTCTTCATATTGCTTATCTAAAAAATTATATTCTAATAATGCTTTAAACTTTAAAATACTAGCGTCTTCGTAAGGAAAAATATTCAAACTTTTAGAAACAGGTATCTCTACTAATTCTTCATAATGAGATGCAAAGCTTTCATAAGATGTTTTAGTTTGACCTAAAAATGTTGATTGTTTTCCTATTTTATACATAATTATATTTTACCTTATTATCTGTAAACTGTTATATAAAGAGGCGAATCATCTTCAACGGAATAACAATTTCCACGAATATATACCTTATCGATACTACATTGTGGAGGTTGGATACTTAGGTCGGTATCATATGATTCATATCCGCTATAATTGATATTGGATAAATCAAAAGCCTGTTTTGCAGTTAATTTGTCTTTAGAAATAACTTGCCCTTTTCTAATAACAAAATTTGCCGGTATCGCTTGTAAAGAGTTAGTAGAAGGATGGTAATCTCTATCAGGAATATAGGGCCACCATTTAGGATCTATTATTTTTTTCATTTTTAATTCTTTTCTACTGCCAAAAGAAGGAGAAAAGTTATTAACAACATTTACTAAATTAGAAATATTAAATACATTTTCTATGAAAAAATATTCATTATAAATTGGTAACTTTATTTTATGAAAATGATTAACACCCGCTTTATCACTTTGATAAACATTCAATCTACATAGATATCTTTTTAAAGATGCAAATTGATCAAAATTTTCTTTTGTTAAGGTAATCCAGTTTTCTTGTTTCAAACCGGCTGCACTATAATTTAGGAATTCAATCTTGTGAATTGTATTATAGAAAAAGTAAAATTTAGATAGTAAATTAACGTCTTTTTCATATCCAGAAGGTAATACATTTGACGCCTTGCTATTTAAAAGATCTCTTATTTGATAAGGTGTTGTATTGTCTAATAAAACAGAATTTATATCTAGTGTGTCAGCTTGGAGATCATTAACTTTATAAGCTCGGTTCAACATTAATAACAAATTATCTATTTTAGAATTAATTTTTTCTTTTTTTAATATTGAAGAATTAGATAATTTAGAATATAGATTAGATACAGAAAATCCACTAATATTTAATGGATTAACTTCTTTTCCTTTTTCATTTGTTACGGTATTTACAGGAAAAAAACTTTTTATATTTATATCTAATTTATCAGTTGTTGATAAAATAAAGTTTTGAATATTAATCTCTAAATTATTATAAAGCTTTATATTGTATTTATTAGCATCTTTTAGTTCTATATTTTGTTTATTAAACAATATTCCAGTTGGTGAAATAAAGCTATATTTTTCATTTTCTATATCGGATGGTAGTGTGTTGGCAGAACCAATAAATTTTTGAGCATCTATTGATATTTGTTGAGAAAAATTAGTAGCTTTTATATTAAAAAACGTATCAGTAAAATTAATACTATCTAAGAAAATATATCCTGTTTTTTTAGGCAACTCACTGTCAGCTACAACATTATCAAACCAATAAGTATAAGAATATGTATCATTTTTATTACTATTTATTAACTTATTGGTATAAGACAACACCTGTTGCACTAGTGTAGTATATTCCGATATACTTTCTGCACTGGCAGTTTCCGCATACAACATGGTTTCAAATAAGTTTTGTAATTGTATATCGGGATAAATTGAAAGTATTTTTTGATAAATACCAAAAACCTTCATTAAAGATAAAAATAAATCTATATTTGTAAAAAGCAAAGGTTTTAAATTATTATATACTTGAGAATTGAAAAATAAACCAGTAAAAGACTTTAAATTTATATCATAATAAAAAGTATCAAGTTTTAATCTATTAAAAGAAGTATACTGATAATATTTATTAACATCATTAAGTGAATTATTAACCGCAGAGATTTGATTTTTTAATTCTTGTATATATTTATTTTCAACCGTTATTTCAACTCCGTATTGATACTGTCCTCTAAAAGTTTTACTATATGTCTTGTCAACGCATTCAAAAGATCGAATATCGCCTAATGAAAAATTTAATTGTCTTTCGTATATTTCACAATTTTCGTTTTTGCCTTCAAACAAATTATTATTTAGCGTAGCATTTACTAATAACTCATTCGTATCGTATAAAGGAATAATTTGTTTTTCTTTTGGTTTATTATATTGTGTCCTATCAATTTTTCTTTTATATATAGAAACACTTTTTAATTTATTTTTATCCTTTAAAACTGTGTATGCGTCACTAGCATTAGAACCGATTATGTTTTTAAAAATAGGCGTACTATTTTCAATAAAAAACGATCTTTCGTCTAAATTAAATACAAATGCAAAATTATCATTTGTATTTCTACTAAGAAATAAATTAGAAAAATATGGTTTTACTGGTGAACTATTGATTTTTTCTGGTAATATGTTAATTTTATCAGCCGATTGAACAACATTAAGAATTTGCTGTGTAAATAAGGAACTTTTAAAGATATTATTTATAACTCGTTTATCTAAACAATTATCTTTATTAAAAGCATAAGAAACCATGTCGGTAAACATAGTTCTAAGATCTACTTCTTGCTGCTCAGAGACATTTTCTAATTTATCATAATAAAATAAATAATTTACTTGTGATAAGTCATTTTTAAAATTTTCGTCTAATGTTTTGCTGTATGTGTTAGAAAAAGGAAAAACTATATCATAAATATATTTTGCTTCTGAGATGGAAGAATACTCAGAAGAGATAGAAAAATCATGATAAATAGGACAGTAGGCTTTTATAAAATTAACTATTTTACTTATATCAGATGTCTGAAATACTTGATCTATAGTTATATTATTATTTATATATAAAGGATAAAAAATAATACATTTTATATTTTTAAATTTATCTGTTTTGATTATGTCTCTACCGTCATCTATAGTTAGTTGAAAAGATAAATCAGTATTTTGTCCTTTTGTCTGTAAAGAAAGTTTATTAAATTGTGTTTCCTGTAGAACAGGAAAACAGTTATTTCTTATTTCATTGATAAATTCATCGCTAAATTTAATAAACATTAGCAGTCTTCTCCAAATGGACCATCATCATTGGTGATGTTAGATGTGTAAGTCCCGATTGAAGCCACATCAGTAGGACCATCAAATAACTCTTCATCCACAGTTATATCTAAAAAATATTCTACAATAGTAGAATCTTCTTGTGTGTCAAAAATTAAAGGTTTATCTAAAAGAATGTTATTTTTTATTTGTTCTGTTTGTTTTTTAAAGTTTAATTTTTTCCAATAAGATGATGTAACAACAACATCATTAATGTAAGAATATTTATCTTCTTCAACAAATATTTCCATATCAAAATTATCTTTTATGTTATTAACATTTTCCTCTTTAATACTTATTACATATTCATTTTGTATTTTATTTTCTAATATATATGATGAACCGGACACATAAGAAACCAACATGTCATCTTTTAATTCAGAAGCTAGTTTATCATCTGGGGCATTAATTAATATTTTGTACCTATATACACTTTCTGACAAATTAATTTGTGGAATTTTAGAATATGGTGAAAGAGAGTTTTTAGAACCGTCTAAATTATCTATATACTGTTCACAAGTGGATATTGTACCTGAAATTATATTGACATTCCACGCCGGGGCGTATACGTTGTTATAAGCAGAATTTGCTAAAGATAAGTATAATGCATAATCTCTATCATTTTGTAGCTGTTCTTCTTGTTGCTTTAAAAGATTAGAAAAGCTATAGAGCAATAAAGATTTATTTTTGTTTACGCTATTTTCAACACTAGTATAAGTTGTTTGTGGTTTTAAAAACGGCGTTTCTTCCAATATTCTAGTCTGAGTGCTATTTTGCGTTTCTAATAAATCAGCATATTCAGCATCATACAAAATGTCTTCATCGTGAAAAGAGTAATAAACAGGTTTAAATTTACCTTTAGAGAGTAAATATTTACCGTGAGTAGTTAACTCTAATTTTATAACCTCTTCTTTACTATCAAAAAAAGACATTTATTATCCTATTTTAGAAATAGTTATTTTAGCATCAACATTAACTAGTTCTACTAGTGAAAAATAGTCATATGGATAGTTGAAAGAGTAATCAGGTACTTTTTCTTGATTATTGAAAGTAAACTTAAAGTTAGCATCGTCTTTTGAGTCGTTAGTTAATTTATAATAGTTAATATTAGCCTGTTGCTTAACTTTAAAAATCTTGAATTTTATATCTTGAGGAAGCTTCTTACCATGAAACATTTCATTTTCTTCTAATCCGTGATTGATTTCTATACTTTCTTTTTCAACTCTACGAGCCTGCTTTGGCATTACTCCTTGCCAAATATCTGATAAATCGTCAGTATCTAGTTCTGAAGAAAATGGAAAAATATACATTACAAAGGGTTCTAGATTTGTATTTTTTACCCAATTTAAATGTGGAGGAATGACAAATTCTGTCATTGCTTTTATCGTTTTAATAATTGAGTTGTTTGGATTTACCTTATTAGAATTAACTTGCTTTTTGATTTCTTCAAAAGTAGCAGTTTCAAATGCCTTACCTAAACCTAAAGCATCAGATATTATTTTTTTATCTATTTTAAAATATCTAGGAGTATTGTAGGGAAATAAATTAACGTAATTACCATTTTCTCCAAATATTGGCTGCGCTAATGAAGCAAATTCTGATTCATTGTAAGTAGGATCGGTCATAATATATGGTATAACAACAACGCCTTCTTTAATTATTTTTTTATTTGCTATTAAACCAATTGTTCTTGTATTATTGCCAGCTATATCTGCAAAGTTTATTAAGTCAGTTAAATGTGCCACATCAGTAGCTCCTGCTTGAGCAGCTGTCGGAACGTCATTTACATATAAATTAAAGTCAAAAGGAAGAATAGATAACTTTATTCCTTCATCTTCAGTTACAGGTTTGCCGTAAGAAGTCCAAAGCCCTTTATATAAATTAGAATATATACCTTCTACATAATCTGATTTTGTGCCACCTAGAAAATTCATTCCTAAATTATTATAGTTGCCTACTTTAGCGAAGTTAATAGAAGGAGTTTCAAATTTAGTTTGAATTACCCAGCTATATTTTTTATTATTAGGGCTAAGTGATTCTTTTGGTATTCCGGTTGACACATCAATTGATACATCTTGTATTTCTGTTTCTGAAAAAAGATTAACACTTGCAGATAAATTCATCCTTTCTTTATAAGCTAGTGTATTATATTTAGATGACGGATTTTCAGAACCAAAAAGAGAGTTTTTATAATCAAACAATGTGTCTGAGCCGGTATTGAAAAAATATGTATACTTTTTTGCGTTTTCCTGAATTTCTTGTAAAGTATATGGTCTATTTTCGTCAGGTAAGAATACTATTCTTGCCACAGATTCTCCATAATAATAAGGAGGAACATATGGAGCATAAGCAGGAGAATCTAAGTATTTAAGTTCATAATTTGCTAAACTATATTTTATCATTTCATTTATTGGAGCTACAGAAGCAATAGCAGAAAAATCTAGGAAAAATCTACAAGGTGGTCCATACAAAGAATCAGCACCGGGAGGTAAATAAGTACCAGAAATAAAAGTATCAGAAAGATTTCTTAATGATTCATATAAAGGATGTTGAATAAACTCTTTATATTCTGAAGGGTTTCTTGATAGTTTTACATCTAAAATATAAGCCACGCCAGATAAAGGGGTAACTGTATCTATTTTTTCAGAAATAAAATTATTTAATCCATTTTGTAAGAAAAAATTGGGAACTTCAGCTAAAAAATTATGCATACTTAATTTATATGTATTATTTATAAAATTAAATGGTTTTAATGATCCAGTAGATAAGTTATAGCAAGGATACCTTAAATACTGTCTATCACTGCCCGATACTACATCAGTAGAATAGTACGTGGGATCTAAGTAATATAAATTATTACTTCCTGTCTTAAATTGTGATGGTATTATTTTGTCAAATTCTAATAAAGATTCGAATGGGAATCTAAAATCAAATTTGTCAGCAGATAAACAATAAGAAGTATTATACCCATTCGTGAACGGTGAATTTTCTGCTAAAGTTAAATTATAAGTTTCATAAAAATTAGGCTTTGAGCCGCTATAAGCGCCATAGTTACCAATAAATGCAGGCCAATCAACCGCAATAGACGATTTGATACTGTTCATTAATATGCCGGGAGCAAATAACGGCTGTAATAAAGTAAGTATTTGTTGATCTCTAGGAGTTCCGTTTGATAAATTTGTGTCGTACTCTATTCCATCGTTTGATAAATACTTACTAGTCGTATCTATAAAAGAATTTATGAATTTATCAGCTAATTGTGCTACTCTTTGTTGAGGATAGAAACCATTATAAGGTAATAATTTTTTTAAACCGTTAACGGTAATAGACAAATTAGAAACTCTAGATGGTATATTTACATCTTCAATAAAAGTCTTAATAGGATTGGTTAAATTTATGTTGGAATTTATATCATCTAAATTATCAACATTGGAATCTAAACTTAGATAACTAGATGTTAAACCGGCAGTAAAATCGCCATTTTTTTCTTTAAGATAATAATCAATTACATTTTCCATACGAAATTCAGGAATAATTGAGTATTTTTGTGATAATGGTTTTAAGTCTTCAAAATATTCATCGTAAGAATTAAAAAATGGTTTTTTACCTGATAATTTATCAGTTTCATAAATATAACCATCGTTTAAAACAAATATTGCTTCTGGTTCTGATTTATAAGTTTTAGTTGGTATTAATGGATTATTAGGATTTAAATCAAATATTTTCATACCACCAAAATTACTAGAACCAGTTGAACTTGGCAAATGATTATTAAATACATATTGAGGTCGTGGAGCAAGTCTATAAGAATCATAATTAGCAGCTTCAAAAGGTATATAAATATCTTTGGTGGTTATTGTTTGTTTACCAAAAAAAGTAGAAGTAAAATCGCCAACTAAATAAAGATTATTAGAGCCAGTAGCGAAAGAATAAACAGAATTATTTACCGATTTTCCAACGGCATATAAATAATTGTCAGTATATTTTGCTAAATAAGGAATATTATAGTCTGAATTTATTGTATTTGTAAAATTACCACCTAAATATATATCTTCATCAAATTTAGTTATGCTCAAAACTTCATTATTTAATAACTTATTTTCGTCTAATGCATACCATTCATTATTATAATAATAGCCAACATAATTTACTAATACACTAGCTGTACCGTAACTGGCTGTAGTAAAACTGCCACCAGCATACAATCTTGTAGTATCTGAATCATAAAACAAACATTTTACTTCATTATTTAAACCATTGCCTAAAGAAGACCAAGTTTTAGAAATGGTGTTCCATTTAGCTATATTATTAAGAGTAATTTCACCTCCTAAAGAGCTAGAGCCAGTAACAAACAAGCCACCAACATATAGATCATTTCCTGCTGCAATTATACAATTAGTAACACCACTCAAACCACCAGACATATTTATCCAAGCAGAGGAAGAAATATTATATTTAGCAATATAACGTGCATTATTTATATTTGGACCCGTTTGTGTAAAATTGCCTACTATATATAAGTCTTCATTGTTAATAAGCACTGCATCTTTTACGGCTGCATTAGTGCCGCCGCTAAGTTCCGTCCATGAACCTCCATTAATATTATTCTTTACTGCGTATCTAGCATTAGTAGCCGTTGAATTTAAAGCCGTATAATTAGGAGGTAAAGAGCTGGAGCTAGAAGAGGCTTTATTAAAATCTCCAAATGCATAAATAGTATTATTATATACTATAATTTTATTTATATTACAATTATCAAAATCGCCACTATTAAATAAAAAGTTATATTTTATAAAACTATAACTAGAATCAGAAATAAAAGCAAACTTATGATAATAAGGAGGTAATGAGCCGGGTAATCCAAACATATTCCATTTAAAACTATATCCAATATAAATACTATTATTAATTGTTATACTACTGCCAGTAAAGTTAGACTGTCTTTCCGGATAATAATTGATAATAGTTGGAGAATACTTACTAATTTTTGAACCATCATATTTTGCCGCCATTTCTAAAGAAACATTTCCAAAATCTTGCGGTTCCATTATAAAGTAGCGGTGTTCTGCTAATGAATATGGAGATATGGCACCTTTTTGCGTGCCGCCATAACTCATAGTCATGTTTAAATTATCATTCGAATAAACAAAATCAAAATTAAAATCAAATAATGGCATTATTAAACTCCAAAGTATATTATATCAAAAAAGTTAAATTTTATAAAATAAAACGTCTTGCCCACGGAATTATTGGTCTTGCAATTGAACCGCTAATATTACTATTATATTCATTAAAAGAACCAGTTAAATTATCAATTGAATAAATAGACGCATAGTGTGTTCCGGATACATTATGAATAACCGGACACTTTCCTAAAATAGAGGATGTAAAATTAGTTAACGCGGTATAAGATGAGCTTATAGAGCTAAATAGATCACTGCTTCCATCTATTCTTCTACGGTCAATATAGTTTTCCTTCCAATATGTTTTTACATGTGCCACGCTGGAGGAATTAACTAAATTATCATCATAATTATCTTTTACTCTTATTTCTTTAATAGTTACAGTTTCTCTAGATGGAAATACTTGTTGTATATAAGAAGCTTCATTTATAACCGGACTTGGATCATAAGTGTTATCTTTAGATAAATTATTTAGTAAATCGTGTGTTTGTAATTCCTGTCTTTCCGATACAGATAATCTTAAGCTTAAATCTATATTAGATAGTAAATTTTTATTGTTATCATAACTGTTAACAATATTAATATTTTGTATTCCGTCCAATGAACTACTAATCATTACCTTATGTTCCATAGGATAATTATAGTCAACAGCCGGTTCTTTATAGGAAGTGAAATTTGTGCTTCTGCTATCTATGGTAGTCGTTTTAGTACGATCATTATTTACTATAGTTCTAATCTTAGGAACATCTTGTACTAGGATATGGTTATTTTTTCTAGAAATATTTACTAATTTATTTTCTGTTCCTCTAATTTGCTTCCAAGAAGCACCCTGATAAGGGCCATAGATATTAGAAATATATGCGTTTACGTCAATAACATTACCATCTGGTGATATCGTATTAGAAGAGGTGTTAACGTTTTTAAATATAACGTTGTTTAATCCAACATAATCTATTATATGAGAGCCAGAAAGGTTACCTGATAAAAAGCTTATTGTAGAAAAATATTGATTAGCATATCCGTTGATAAATCCATAAGGCAATAACGATGGAACGGCGGATGCCGTCATCCAAGCATATTGAATATCATTTCTTGGTATTTGATGTACAACATATTCGTTATCGTGTTTTATTGATTTTGCTACCGCAGTTAAAACTAGTGTTGGTGGAACGGGAGCTATATATTGATCTTCATTCCAAGTAATAGAGAAACCAGAATTTGTATCCTCTTCATCTGTAACCCAAGAAATTAAAAATTTACCATTTTCTTCTGGTATCGTTATATCATACGGGAATGTATTTATGGTTTGAATAGAAGAAGAGCTATAATCTAGACCCTCAGAACCAGATAATTCGGCTAATAAAGTGTATGTTGGAACTTCACAATATCTACCAACGCCATGTTCATAAGCGCTATATAAACTACTGGTTGTATAATCGCCAACTACAAATATACAATTACCACTAACTAAAATATCAGTTACATAATTACCGCCAGATGTTATTAAATCATTTCCAAGCTGTGACCAATTTGTTCCATTCCATTTAGAAATAAAATTACCAGTGACAGTAAAAGAACCACCGGCATATACATTATTGCTATCAGAAACAAATATGGTTTTCACTATATCATTTAAACCATTTCCTAAAGCAGATACAATTCCGGTTTCAGTATCAAAAACGCATATATGGTTATAAACCTCTTCTCCACCGATGCCTGTACGCATATTGGTGAAATCGCCACCAATATATAATTTATTTTCATAAACTTCTAAAGCGCTTATAGCGCCGTTGTGATACCAGACATAGGAAGAAGTAGGATATGTAACTCCTTCAAAAAAACCTCTCCAAGAAGTACCATTCCATACAGCTATTCTTTCATCTCCATCCGGTTTGGGGAAGAAAAAATTACCTCCAATATATAAGTCACTTCCTGAAGACGCTAAAGCATAAACAGATGTACTTATTTCATCTCCAACGCCAACAGGTTCCCAAGATGTTCCATTAAATTTAGATATATAATTACCACTTAATGCGTCTTCTCCATCGTATCCGGCATATATCTCACCATTAAATTTAGTAATTGTCCAAACCGTATCTGGTAATCCATCTCCCAAAGAAGACCAAGCATCAGTTAAAGTATCGTATTTAGCTATGTTGTTTACTGATGTAGTTGGCGTTGGAACTGTTATGGTTCCACCAGTTTGTAATACGTTATTGTAATTACTATTAATGGAATCTAATAAGTCATTACCGACAAAATAAGTTTTTTCTCCTAAAAAGGTAAAATCATAAATTACTCCTTCGCCAGAAGAATAATCACTGGAAAGTTGTGGTATCCAAGCCGTTCCGACTAATTTATAGACCTTATAACTTGTATAATCGTCAAATGCTCCTGCAACATATAAGTCACTGCCACTGTAATGAGCCGCGTGTATTTGTTGTACATATCTTGTATCATATGTGGGACTACCATATACCAACAAACCATCACCGATTTGACTAAAAACTATACTACCAGTTACATCAAATGATATTTTAGCTGCGCCGCTTAATTCTAAAATTGCATTTCCATTATTATCAGCTAATTTATTGAAACCGCCAAATATATCTATAGTTCCATCATCATTGACAATAATTTTTCTTACGGTTGATACTCCACTTTCACCCTTTAACGCTTCTAAACCCGTTGAACTATTGTAATTAGGGTTTATATTATTTTGCTTAACATATGAGCCGTCATAATTTGCTACTGGAATCCAAATACTTGAAGAAAGAGTCCATAAACCAGCCTCAAATGTTACACCAAGATAAATATCACTACCGCTAAATTGAATATCATTTGCATAGGTAGGAACAAAGTTTAGTATTTGATCTCCCACGCCCGACCAAGAAGAGCCATCCCATTTCCATACTATATAATTTTTTGCATCCCATAATCCAACATATACATCAGAACCAGAAATGGTCATGCAGTTTACATAAGAACCAGAAGAAAAATCTGTAATATCTATATGTGGCGTACCTAGAGTTTCATAAGTATTAGTTGTCAGATCATATCTACCAATATTTGATTGAGCTAAGATATCAGATGTATTATTAACATTTCTTATGTTACCGGCATAATAAATATAATTATCTTTAACTACTATAGCGTGTATTGTACCGCTTATATAGTATCCATCACTAGAAGTTAAAATTTGCCATCCGGATGTTTCATTATAATAGGAAATACCATTTTTAGAAGTTGTATCACAATATCCAGCAACATATAAAGTATCATTTACAGAAAATATTTTATATGGATATTCTACTGAAAATACCGTTGAAGCTGTTAAAATGGTCCAATCAGTTAAAGGCTGCTGGATTGTAATTAATGGGTCAACACCGACTGTATAAAAATTTCCTCCAACGTATATATCGGTGCCACTTACATATAAGCAATTTATTTCTTCACCTCCGTCAGTGTCTACACCGCCACCGCTTAGAGGCATTAAATTACTACCTGATTCCCAAACAGCAATAGAATTTAAATTAACTGCTTCGCTACCATTAAACGCAAAATCGCCAGCAACATATATTTTATTATCTATTTTAGCTAATGCAAGAGCGTTATTATTTAATCCTAATGAAATATCAGACCAACCTTGGCTGCCGCCTGCGCCATGAGGCTTTGGTAATTCAACTTCTATTTCTGGATTGGGATTGTAATAAATTTTTAATTTATCATTAAAATCAGCAGTAGAGAAAGAATTAATAGTAAATTTAGTTATACCTCCCGGTGGTTCAATAAATACATATTTTTGCTCTGAAATTAAATAATCTTGATCTACACCTCCTGTATCATAAAGGATACCCATGAAATTATTTAATGTATAAGCAGACGAAGATAAAGTATATGTAGGAATTGGTCCATTACCAGAATTTCCTCCAACATATTCATAATATGGTTCTCCCGGTAGATAACCAAAGTTTCTATTTACTTTATGATAAGAAGGATTTACTGGATTTATACTCATGCTTTCCGCCAACCAAGCATGTAGTTGTTTTCTAACTCTAAAATTTCTATAATTTAAGTTATTGTAAGCAGAATATTCTTCCGCATCTCTATCTAATGCACCTCTACTATTTACTTCTGCGCCACCGGGAGCACTAAATCTTTCAACAAATACATTCTTTTTTGCAGCTCTTTGTATTAAACTTTTATCAGCATATCCTAGTTCATTAACAGAAGAAGTACTGGTTAAAATTCCAGATGCAGAAACAAATGATTTATTGTTTTCAGTTCTTCCAGAAGTCTGTAAGTATTCATAATTATTTAAGAAATTTCCTTGTTTCTTATAGGATTTAGGTAGTACATCAGAACTAGCAGAATTTTCTAAGTCTTCTGCAAATTGTATCTGTCCTGTAAATTTTGTATTTTCTATATTTATTGGTTTTATTATATCTTCACAAATTATTAACTTATCTGTATTTAATTTATATGTTTTAGATAATGTTCTAATTTTGTATGTATCATGTTCATAACCAGTAATATCATTTGGCAAGTATACTGTCGGTGGAGAATCTAGATTTTTATTGTTTATAATTTGTCTTAGAACTTCTCTATCTATATCATTTTGTGGTAAAAGATCCGTATCAACTAAGGTGTTGTTTCTTTCCACCCTATTCTTTAACCATATAGGCTTAAAATTATAGTATCTGCTGACTTTTAATTGTTCAGATAAGCTAGATAATTCTGCTGCTTGTTCCACATAATTATATTCTAAATGTGATTGAACGGGATATGACTTAACTTTTCCTTTAAATTCTAAGGTTGGTAATTTATTTTCGTATTTATTTCTTTCTAATATGTGACTTTCGACTACGTTTCTAATTTTGTCTGTTATATTTGCACTAGCTGGTAATATTTGATTTATTAAAACAGTTATAGAAGAATCAATCCATTTATAAAATTCTAAAAACTTTTCATAACTTGGTTCATTATTTACTCTACTGAAAAATAATTTTCTTAAGTGTGCAAGACCGTTATATTCAATACGATATCTCTCTGAGGGATCTCCGATTAAGTTATTAAAATCTTTTATAGTAGCAAACCAATCAAGTATTTCATCATTTATAACTTGAGCCATACTTTTTTCTATAGCAATAAAATATGTATATGGTTTTGATTGTTTTGTTCTAGTAAAATCGTCAATAGGAGAAATATCTATTAAGTCATTACTATTCAAAGTTTCTGGTTGTTGCTTTTTTAGAGAGTAAATGTACTGATTTTCTACGGTCGATAAATCATTGGGAAAGAATTTATCACCAAAAGCTGTATATTCATTAGTTAAATAATCCGCTAACCATCCTAAGCCGTAATTATAATTTGCATCTAAACTGCCAGAAGAAAAGTCTTTAACGTAAAATTGTCCATTATTATCAGAAGAGGTTACATCTTCAAAAGTCCAATCTAAAACTAGAGTATCTTGACTGCTTATAATATAACTTGACGTAAAAGTATTAACGATAGAGTTTAAATAGTTTGGATTCCAGTTTGGGTATTGTCTACCATGTGTATTAACTTCTAAAGCATGTGATAATAGCTCGTCATTATTAAGATAATCAAACCATAATCTTAAATTTGATATTTTTACATCAGAATAAGCTTTTATAGTTGTACCGTCAAAATTTTCATAATGGGCACCAACATATAATCTTTTATTTTGCTTTATAGCCTCTTCGTAATTACCAGATAATATATTAGCACTAACAATAAAGTTGTTATTAACGTCATCACCTAAAACATTATAACCAACAAAATCTAAATAATATTTTGTTATTTCATCAGAGCCGGAAGTTAAATTTATATTATTAAGTTTATCTGGGTATAATCTAACAGACAAATTCCATTTTTCGTTATTATAAGTATTTTTATATACGCTACTTGTGACGTATATTTGCTGCCCGTTAAAGGATCCAGACAAGCTAAAGTATACATCTGGACTGTCGTTTGCTATCTTAGTGGCGTAAACATAAAAATTAAATTTATCACTGCCCCAAGATAAATCATTTTCGTCATCTTTAGCGGTATGAACGCCAAAAAGAGAAACATCAGTATACTGAGCGCTGAAATAGTCTATAGAATAGACATCATTTCTTTTTGGAAATATAACTTCTGTTTCAAAAGTTAATGGTATAAATTTTAACTTTTCATCCGTAGAGCCGGTAATAAAACCTTTTGAGGTAGGATTTCCCGGTGTTTGCTTTTGATAAATAAAACCGGTTATTTTATCTGTGTTATTAAAATTTATATATTTTTTCTTTATTGCTGTTGGTACATATCTGTCTTTTAAGTCATATGTTATATTATCAGCATACAAATTAATTTTAACTAATTCATCATCTACACCAAAGCAACGAATTAAATTTCTTAATGACTTTTCAGTTCCTTTGGACTTATAAATAAAAGTTAAGTTGTTGTATATATTTTGATATATAGCATTTTTTACATTATAAAGTTTATCTGAAAAATCTTCTTTTTCAGTTGATGAAAATAATTCCTCATATAATGAAGCGTCAGAAAAGATATCGCTAAATTCAAATCCATGAGAAGTCAATAAATTTTTAGTAAAAGTTTTTTGTTTATCAACAGATTTTAAATATTCTACATCTTTTATTCTTGGCAATTTTTCAATATAAAGATGCAAAGAATCAAAATAACTTGAAATAATTTGTATTAAATAATTTAAATCTTGATAATCTTTATTTTCCGTTTCGTCTACTATCCAAGAAGGAACAGATTTATAAAAAGATGTTGGATTAGTCTGATCGTATTGAAAACCTAAAATAGAATATTCATCAATCACTTGTTGCACTAAGGGATTAGAAGAAAATATAATTGGCTCTTTTTCTTCTATTATTTTAGAAAAATATTCATTTATAGCAGAACTAGTATTTTTACAACCAGCCGTATAATTAACTATAACGCCATTAGATAAGCGTCCAGAATAATCAAGGCATATCTTATCTAAATCATTAATGTTATTTTCATCTATTACGCCTTCATTAAATTTAAAATATATACCTAGATTTGTATTAGCTGTATCTTTATTTGTGCCGCCACCGGAAGAACGGTGCCAGCTATTGAAAATTTGCTTAGAGTTTCTAGCGACTTTCCAAAATCTTAATTCATCATAGCTTCCATAAGAAACACCAAATCCATTCCATGCGTTGTTATTAGCATCTATATTAGTTCTATAAGCGCCAATATTAGCTATCATGCCGGAATTATTAGCTAAATTAATTTTCCCTGTTGCAGTAGTAGTTATTTTTTTAACCAAATCACCATCTACATATAAACTTATGTCTAAATTATTATTATTTTGACTGTTATTTTTAAAAGTAAAGGCATAATGATGCCACTTATTTTTATCTATAGAATGTTCAATAGATACGCGGTCTGCTCCAGAAGAACCAGACATGTATGTAACGCCAAAACTAGTACCGTTTAAATTTTCAATTAAAAGTCTAGAATAAGAATTATCAGATTTCGCTTTACCATTCCATAAGTCAAATAAGGCATATCTGGAATTAGTTAAAGAACCGGTAGAAGAATATTCATCTTTAAACCAAAATTCTACTGTATTACCTTGTTGAGTAATACCTAAATTACATTCCCTGTTAGTTTTTAAATCATATATATTAGAATTTTCAAATTTACCATCTATAGCCGGATTTGGACCACCTTTAACAGTTATATACTGCGGCGCAGAAGAAGAACGATAAGAAACTAAATCTACTATTTGTGAACTTAGTGTTATATTAGCAGATAAATTTACATAACCAGTTGTTTTAGGATATAAATTGTCAAAAACATATAAATCAAAAGGAGTACTGCGATTTCTCCATTCTAATTTTTCTTTCTTAGAGCCATCATATGGATAGTTTTGATATATGTTGGTTAATGCATCAACATAATATCTTTCTGCTGAACCGTATCTAGCAAAATTAGAAGCCGACGTAAAATCAACAACAGGAATGAATTTATTTTTTTCTTCTATAACCTGTTCAACATATTGTTGAGATTCTGAATCATCGTAAATTTTTTGTAATTCTTTATTACTAATGATGTTTTCAGAAGTTTTACCAAATAGATTTTTTAAAGACATTATTATTCTACCCTAAATTTAAATATATCTTTGAATTCTTGTAATTGAACTCCATCCCAAGTAGCTAATTTTATAGCATAACCATAATCTTTTTCAAGAATATTCATGTCCAAGTCAAAATAATTACCATTTGAATCGTAAGAAGTTTTAGTATAAGCTAACGATCCAGTTGAATAATCAATTACAGTATAATTATCGTTAAATCTAAAAATTTTATAATATAAATTGGGAATTATAATATTTTCTATATTATTATAAGCTACTGTATAGATATTAGGTTGCCAATCACGCTCACGAACAAAAATATTAAATCTGGTGTTTTCATTTTGAAAATATGAAGATTTCATATTTGTTATGTTTATAATATATTGCGGTACATCACTTACAATATCGTTTTCTCTTTGTAGAACGTCAAAAGAGGAAGAGAAAAATTTATCAGTAATATTAGATGCATCAACCCATTTATCATACAAAATACTAGCCGTAGTGTTTATAGCTACTTGGGCTTTATATACGCCGGGAAAAGGATTGGTTACTGATAAATAAGAAGGGATTATTTCATTAGACAAAGAAGAATTGGAGTAAAATTTAACAGTAGCTGTTGGATTATTAACTATATTTTTAGATGCTCCATTTACTTTATTGTAAAAATACAAATTCATTTTATTGTCATCAGCAGAAAGCAAACTGCTAGAGGCATAAAAACTATTTCTATCATCAGTTACAGCCGGATTCCATCTAGCTTCTATGGCAGGTCTACTATAAAAAAACTGCGATCCTCTGGCAGAAAATTTTTTAGTATAAAAACTCTGTAATGTTGAACCATCTTCATAAGATGAAGAAAGTTTGATAATAAAACCATAATTTGGTATTACGCTAGATAGCCATCTTTCAGTTATTTCTGTAATATCTAATTCTATATTTTCTAACCCTGTTTCAAAACTACTAGTTAAAGTATACTGCGATGATGTTAAATAGTCGCCTCCTTGAGTATCCCAATAAGTCCCACTAGAAGCCATAACCCATGTTGCACCGTTACCGCCTATATTTTCTTTAAAGCCGTCATCGGTATAGCCTTCCATGTCTAAGCCATAACCTTCTTCCCAATACTTTGTTATTGGATTTATGGTCATTTTAAATTGTCTAGGAACACTGAAAGGATGTACAACGTTTGTTAACTTTAAAAAATAATTTACACTACCACTAGCTGGTAATTTACCGGATTGTCTATCGGATAAAATTTGCGATATTGGAAATTCAACTAAAATTCTGCTTTTTTCCAAAGAAGAAGTAGTAACTTGACCATAAATTGAAAAAACTTCTAAAGAATCTGCCGCCCCAATATTCGAATTTATAGCGCGTGACCTATAATCTTCTTTATAAGCATCGGTAATAGTAGTATCTTTAGAAGCAATAAATTTTTTAATAGACATTATAAAATTGTTCCTTTTATATCACTATCCGGATATTTTAATTCCATTACAACATTGAGAGGTACACTTATAAACCTTCCATCAGCAGTTGTATTTTGTTTAAAATCCATTTGTGAATTAGAGTAATTATTTCCAACTCTTGGCTCCACTTTAACAGAAACAACATCAATAATAGATGGAACTTTTTTCAAGCTAGAATAGATATCAATAATATTAAATGTTTCTCCAAAATCAGGAAGTCTCGAAAAATCAGACTTGAGTTGATTTAGGGCATCAATTAAAATATCGCTTTTTGCCTTTTCATTTGTACCTAAAGCTACAAACGTAATAGCATAATTAATAATTTTTCCATCTAATATATCTATAGAATCATTAATCATTTTATTGCGACTTAGCCACGTTTTTATGTTTGATTTTACGCTTTGATTAGCGATGGTTAGTTTTTCATCTGCGTCTTCACATAAGATATAAAGATTTAAATTTCTCTTTAAGGAATTATCATCTCTTATAATATTTACTCTTTTAATAGCTCCAAATTTGGATGGCATTGCATATACTAAAGATTTATAATCTTGCTGCGTTACAGCTCTATTCTGAGCAGAAAAGCTATTTTCAATTCTTCTCTTTAACTCCTCAGAATCTATTACAGTAACATCACCAAGTAATGGAACATCGTTGTTTATTTCTAAACTTTCCTGTACAGCATCTACTAAATCAGGGTCTAAATCTTGTTCATTCATAAAGTCAAACTTTGCATTTGAAACAGAATTTAAAGAGTTAACTGCAAAGTTAACGCCATTAGAAGAATCGTTATATCTATATGTGACAGTAAGAGTGGTATTTGAAGGACAAATACCAAATTTATCATTATTTAATAGTCTTGAAGGGTCAAAAGAGTCGCTGGAAATATAATCTTTTCCATAGATATCCAATACTACATTGGTAGGCTCAAAACTGATATTATTAGAATTATCTAGCTCTATATTAGTTGAAGCACCGAATTGTAATGAGGTAGTTCTTAAGTTTCTATCAACCACAAATCTTCTTGGAACAACAAATGGTTTTAATATTTCTTTTGCCAATACGGCATCAGTAGGATTTTTATTAGTATAAGATTTATAAATAACATTTTGAGATAAATAATCAACTTCAAAATATTCATTACCCTCTGAGTCTACAACAGATAATATTTCAACAATATCTAACTGATTTAAATTAATTTTCTTAAATCTCTCATATGCGCCGACAGATACAGTTTCTGATGTTGTCAAGCCAGAAACTACAGTTCCTACCGCCTTTACAGCATAAAAAGTCGGTGATCCGTCTTCGTCTACTGTACTTACCCTTATTTCATTGTTTGGATTATCAAATCTTACATCTTCGTTTAATATAAACGATACTCCGTTGACTGTTTTAAAAGTACTACCTCTTTTTAATACGGGCGCATAATCAAAATTAGGTGTTAAACCACCAGCTATAGCCGGAAGAGAAATATAAAAACTAGCCACCCCTGTTGAAGAAACAGAATTAGTAAATTTATATCCTAATTGTCTACCTATTTTTATAATATTTTCATACTCTACCGCATTATCAAGAAAGCTTTCATTTGCCTGATAATCAATATAGAAAGATAACATATCGCCTATATATGCTACAGAATCTAGCATTAAAGAGCCGAACGACGCTTCGTTAAAATCCTTATAAGAATCTTTATAATATCTCTTAGCATGTTCTATTAAATCGTCTTTTATGCTCTGAAAATCACGACTTGTGTATTTAATAGGTATTATTTTTTTAGCCATTTATGCTTTCCTCAGTATATAAATAGCATGTTATACAAGTTATACTTCAATATTTAGTATATCTTTTACATTTAAATTGGTTATTGAATATTTTATTTGTATAAAAACCGTATTTTCATCGTTTGATTCTGGTTTTGATATAGCTATATCGTCTATAGTTAAAAAACTCATATATTGACTTACCTGTTGTCTAATTCTTGTTGTAATGCTAGCTCTAACCGCATCGGTATCTTGGTCAAACAGAAATCTTCTAATTCCAACACCAAAATCAGGTATCATAACCCTCTCACCCGGATTAGTAAGAATAAGCATTTTAAAGTTTTGTTTTATAGTATCAACAATTGTTTTATTTAGTCCATAGCAACCGTCTATAGAATCTTTTAGTAACGGAAGTTTAGGTGAATATCCTTGCATATTTTTTATTTCCTATTATTAAATATTTATTTATTTGCGGCTAGTATTGAGAAATCTACTTTAACTGCTGGGGATAACCCAAACACGTCTTCTTTAAGAACCCATTTATTAAAATCAGTTTCACCAGAATTATTAAAAGCTAATTCTACAAAACTCTTGAATCCTTCTGGACCGTCTACCGGATAAGGCATATCAAGATCTAGCCATAAAAGCCCTATACCCGTATTACTATAAACATCGATTAAGGATTCAATTTTCTTAAATTCAATACTATACGGAGAGTCGGACCAAATGGCGTTAGGAGGTTTTTTATCCGCTGAATAAGCTTCCTTGCTAAACATTTTATCTAAAGAAGTATATTTTCTGTTTACATACTGTAGTAAAGTTTCATTTAAAATATTATTTATTTTATAATTAGAATATACTGAATTATTTTTTGTAGTATACGATTTGAAATATGTACTATCTCTATTGGATAAAATTTTTTGTTCACAATTAATTCCATTTACATTTTTATTTAATGCATTATTTGCGGCTTCTTTAGAGGAATCAAGATTAAAACTTATATCATCAGAAAACCAAGCTAAACTTCCAAAATACGCTAAAGCTAAAGGTAGATTAACAAAAGGAAGTATTGGAGGACTGACGGGCGTAGGTAAGCCCAAAGGTATAGAAACCGCAGGAATGAAAACCGAAGATAAATCAGGATTAAGCGTTTTAGCACCTAAGTAAAGTTTTGATACTAATGATAAATTTGGCTCTGTAGTTTCTGCCACGCCTTTTAAAATTTTAATTGGTGTGGTTATCATACTTTTTAAAATAAACTTAATTAAATCTAAATTAGCATCACTAAGAACAGTATCTTGAGCGTCTAGTGGATCTGACGCGATTCTAAAACCTTTTGTTACTATATTTTTTACTGTTCTAGAAAGTGCTCTTTTTGTGTTAATAAAAGGTTTAGTATTGTTTTTATTGGCGTTAATGCTGACATAAGAAAGAGCAAAGAAATATGCTAATATATGCTTATGAGGAATTAAAAAGTTAAATAATAATTTATATTCATTTGAATTTTTAAAACTATTCCATACGTTACTGTCCGAAGTTTGATAAATTTTTTGTTTTGTTTTTATATTATTTGAATAATATATTAAATAAACACAATTTGAATCTAATTCAATACATTTATTATTTTTTATGTTTTCTTCAAAGTCAACTAAAGATATTGGCACTTCATTTGGCTCAGACATGATTGCGTTATTTGTATCTTGATCGACTCTTTTTGTAATTTTTGGTAAAACATAATTATTTAATTCAAAAACAATTTTTTGTTTTAAAATTCCTCTTCTTTGTTCTAGCGTATTATTTTTACCGTAAAAATTCATCATTAATTCAAAAGTTTTATTATCATTAAAACGCATTTCGTTTTCTACCAAATCAGTTAATAATTGATAAAAGAAATTATTATTTTTAAAACTTTGTGGATCATAAAAGCTAAAAAGCGAAGCAGCTTTTAAAATTGCCTCATGAACATATGTTCTAATAAATAAAGTATATAATGAATTTAATATATTTTTTTGCTTACTATTTTGCGGTATATCATATATTTCATCCGGCTTCAAAATATAATTAAAATTATAATTTAAAACTGCTTCTGGTGCGCTTGATACCTCTTCGTACTTAGGCACTTCAAAAAAAGAACAATTATTTTTATTACTTAAAGCGTCTTTTTTGATTAGATCTATGTCTAAATAATTTGGCTTAATATCACAGCTTTTTTCATCCATTGTTTGATTAATTACTAATTTTAATAACTTAGTATAAGGACGACCATAGCCTTCATCAGACAAAAAGATAGTTTGAGAATCAGGAGAAGAAGTATTTAACTTAGATTGTTCTTTTAAATAACAAAATTTGTTTTCTACCGACAATAAATTTTCAATAATTGAATCATTAAAATACTTAAATGTCTGTTTTAAGTCGGGGCTAGAAGAAGTATCTATTTGTTCGCCGGAAACAGGATAAACACTTTTTTTGTTATTTATAAACTTAACAAAAACATCCTGTTTATTTAAATTGCTAAGTGACAGATTTAAATCATTAAAAATATAATTTTGTATATTTTGATCTATAGGTTCAGTGTTTTTTATATTAATAAAATTTTTATTATTTTTCTTTAAAATTAAATTTTCTTGTAAAGAATTTAAATATTGTGTTTCATAAACGTTATAAGTGGCTAGATTGGAATAAATTGTATTATAGTATTTTTCTGCTGTAAAGAAAGAATTAACAAATAAAGTTCTCTTGCCACCAACAGAGAAAAAGAAAAAATCTTTCAAAGTATCGTTTGAATCCAATAATTCACTTATAGCAGAAAGTGTAGATATACCTTCAAAATTAAAAAAGAAAGAATTAGCAATATTAGACCTAGAAATATTTAAATATTTATATAATGTAGGATATTTTTTTCTATTTTCATAAAAATCATATGTATTGTCATTTATATAACCATCAAATAGTAATAATACTTTATCGATAATATTTCCTTTAATTTCATAAAATTGTTGTAATGTAATATTATTATCGCGCAAATAATCATCTACATATTTAAAAGTTTCATGAATAATAGGAATAATTCCTTCTGTTTGGTTTGTTGAGTTAGAATTTAAATTTAATACGTTTTGTCTTAAGTTGTTTAAATCATCGCCACCAGTAAATTTAAACTCATAATTTAGTCTCTGCTCCAGATCGCCATCTATTTTATTGTATAAATAGAAATTATTTTTATCATCATAAACCTCATAAGAAGAATTACGTAAACCATATTTAAATAAATAAAAAGGTATTTTTTTATCGTTTACAGAACTATCGAGTAAAGCAATATTAATATCCTTACTTTTGTCGGGATCATTAAGTTTTTTTATTTCATCACCTTGTTGCTTGAACGCATTAGAATCTGGAGGCGGAATTTTGAATGTTTGATTGTTAGAGTCCCATTCAATTATTGTTTTATTTTGCTTTTTTGTTGAATAAGTTATCTTGTGCCACTCTAACGCTTCTTCATCAAATATGCTATACATCGAGTTAAAAATAGAGTCTATACTGTTTTTCTGGTCTTGATCAAAAGTTCCGAGCGCTTCATCAGGTAACATATTGCACAAAACATTAGGAGCTAAAGAAATATCAAAAGGTTTATCAGAACTTAGCAATTTAAAAACGTCTTCTAAATTTTTCTTTTCTTTTTGTTTTATTTGATTAAGCAGATCATCTATTAATTCTTGATCCAAGCCTTTATCTTTTAATAAAGCCTCTCTTATGTTATTTATTTTTTCTCCGTCACAAATTACGCTTGTAGAATCAGCAGAGGAAGGAGTGTCAGAATTTATTAAATCCCTACAGATAGTTAAATCTATATTATTTCCAAGAGTAAGGAATAAGTTAGAAATAGATTTTTTATCGTTTAGTTTATTTGAATATTCAGGATATTTTCTCTTGACTAGTGTTATGATTATCTGCATAACATCGTCATTTAGGGTAGTGTTACTAAATAATTTGCACATCTCTTTTGGAGTCAAGCAAGATGAAAGATCATCAATTAGACTTATTAAATCGTTTTTTACTTTATCAGGCGATAAAGAAGAATCACCTAAATCATTTAATAAATTGTTAACATTGTTATTAGAATTATTATTTAAAAAATCACCTACTTCATCAGCCGATTGAGGACTATTATCTGTATAGTCAGCGTTTGGATCAGATAAGCACGCTTTTGCAGCATTAATTAAAGCAGATTTAATCGTTTGCTGTAATAAATCCATCACCATCTGAATAATTGCATTTTCTATTTGTTTAACTAAAGAAGCATTTTGACTTATTACAGGAAATTCTGGTATTCCAACCATATTTATTGTCTTTAAAGCATTAGTTAAATATGGATTACAAATACTATTTGCTGCTAAAGTATCAAGATATTTTTTAGCGTTTTGATAACTATCTAATAATTGTCTATATTCTTCAGGAGATAGATATTTAGCCATGCACGCTGAAGAGATAGCTAAAAATTTTCCCCAATCTATACGCTTGGCTACAATGATATAATTCATTAATTTTTCTTTAGCCGTTTTACCACGCGGTAAATCTAATCCTAATAAAACTCTCATATTAGGATCAACTACCGTGTTTAAATCAACAAAAGCGCTTGAGAACGGATCACCTTCATTTTTTATTTGATTATCAACTGCTCTTTGGCGAACTCTTTTAAATTTTTCTATTTCACTAGGTAACTTATATTGAGCTAAATTATTTAAACGCATAGCGTTATCTACAGAACATTGAATTAAATTTAATGGTTTAAATTCAAATTTAAAAATGCTTGGATAATGCTTTTCCACCAAAAAAGTCTCTATCTTTTTTTCATAGTTAACATCTAATAAATTGTCAATAATAGCTACGGAATCGTCAGAAGGATTAAAATTAAGCAAATAATAGACATTAGTTTTATCTAAAACAGCTGCGTCTTTTAAAAAAGACGTAACACCAGTATTGAACACTGCATCTGTATCAGGCAAATCATTTATATAGTTATTTTTCAAATCTTCATATGATCTATTTTTAACTATTTCATATAAACTATTTAATTTATTATTGTTGAATGTTTTAAATTTTATTTCTGTAATGCATAGTTCATCAAAAACTAATTCTAAACTTCCTAGCCATATTTCTTTAGAAGTAAATAATAAATCACGCTGAGTATTTACGAAGGCAGAAGGAATATTTTGCTTTAGAAAAAGAATTATTTTTTCTTCTAGTTTCATTACATTTTCAGCCTCTACTGCTAGATTAAAGGTCATGTAATCTGGGTCTAATTCCCATGTTCTTCCCACTAAGCCCGTATTATAATGTTTAAGAGTTGTTGTCAAACTATCAAAAAATTCTTTATATTCAAAATAATTATTAAATGTTTTAGTTTTGTATTTTTTAGTAGGACTTTTTGGTTTGAAATTAGAAATTTTATTAATAACGTTTCTATTCAAATAATAATTGACATATTTTTTTGGAATAGCCACTAAAACTCTTAATGTGGAGCACGGTCTAGGATTTATATACCATTCTTCTGCTCTAGAAAAAATGTAATAATTATTTAGTAAATTATCTATTTCATTAGAAGAGAATCCTTTTTCTTCTAAAATTAATTTTGAACCCTCTAAATAAGCTCTTCTTAAACTATTATTAAAAGTGTTTCTATCTTCTACACTTGTTACATCTTCTAATTCATAATGCACAGCATAACATGCGTTATGTACATCGTCGTATACGACACCGGGAGGTTGATTAATCCAATCAATTTGTGCAGCTGAATAATTTGGCAAATTTTCAATAGCTAAATTAACAGGATGAAAAGGTAAAGACCCACTAATTGGCTTTAAAACGCTTTTAACGTAACCAATTTTATAGTTATCGCCATCTTTTACTTTTATCCTATTCCATAAACCCTTATAGCCTATTTTTTCTTCTAACAATATAATAGGAGTATTATCGTCCAAAAGCTCATAGTTAACAGGAATAGGAGTTGAAGGCGGCAATTCTTGAATAGCGAAAAAATGTTTTAATACATCGCCTGAATTACTGGATAAAGTATGAGTATTAAAATCTTTATAAACAGGATACTTTTTAGAATTTACATTAAACATATTAATTTAATAAATGATAAGAACTAGCTATATGCTTTTCGCCATGATCCAAAAACTTATTTCTCCAAGAACCTAAATTAATAGATTCCATTTTATTTTTTTCTTGTAAAGAATCAAGAAATGTGTTTACGTTTAAACCCAGTTGAAAAACACTAGTAGAATAAAAGGTTACTGCATCATCGTAAAAAGGTACTTGATGAACGTGTGTACGTAATTCTTCATTAAGACTTTTTTGTGCCTGTATAAAACTTAGAAGAGTGCTATTTATAGCGTCTATTTTCTCAGATAACTCTGTTAACCCTTCTATTAGGTTTTGACCTTTTATCATAGGTTGTAAAACGTCTGGGCTTTCATTATTAGCTATAAGTTGAACACCAGTACCGTTCATACTAGGTGCATTTATAGATAATACGTTGTCTGTGTTGGTTACAATTTTAAAGCTATTTCTAGCTATCAAACGAACATCATCTGCTTTTATTGCCACTGCGGAACGAGGTGGGCTTTCACCAAACATTGGTAATTTAATTCCGAAATACTGATCAACAAGAGATTTTTGACTTAAATACACTCTGGCTGCGTCAGCACCGGTACTTGGATTAACAGGACCGGGAATATCCTCATGATCAAGAATGGAAGAAAAACCAACACATATATCTATAGCGCCACATTTAGCATGACCGGCACCACCCAAACCATCTGTATGATCATTAAAGCCATCTCTTCTAAACCAAATAGCTTGATTATTCTGACCTTCTATTGTTTCATCGGCATCAGTAGTATTTAAATGACGAATATTATTGGGTTCATACATTGTACTTCTAGCAAAGCCCTCTTCAGCATTAGGGCTAGTTTCATTCTTGAACAAGCCGTAAAGATCATCAATAATTTGATTTAATTTATTTCTTCTTATAGGTGCCATAAAAATTCTTAATATGTTAAAATATTATCATTTTCTACCATTATATCATATATTCTTTTACATTCACTTATATAGTAGTTATATTCGTTTTTTTGAAGTTTTAAAACAGAAGCAGCCGCCTCTCTATTAAAGGTGTCGCCATAAATTTTAAAATTTTTTCTTGATAAATAGTCATATCCAGAAACAACTGTTAAAAAGGGAGTTGAAACTAAAAAATCAGCTGCTGTTTTTTGACCAAGTACAGCAGCCCACGGAGCCTGTAAAACTTTACCAACACCTTTAAAGAACCCATCGTTTTTTTGATCTTGTATTAAATCAATACCTAAATTATTAGATAAAGTTTTGTATTCCGTTTCTCCTCTAACAAAAGGCCACATAAATCCTCTCCCATAAAATCTTTTATTAGAACCAAATAAAGCACCAACCGAGTTAACGTTTTCAGCTTCTCGTTGGGAGTAAATAACTTGTAAGTCTCCTGTTACTGTTTTCACGGCTGCTAAGACTAATGCTGTACTTCCATAAGTATTAAAATTATAATCTTTTACTGTTGAATTATACTTATAAGTCTTTAAATTTTGAGTGATAGAAGATGAATAAACTTTAAGTATATTTGCCGGTGTTTTATTAAAAATTTTCTGTAAAATATTAAAACTCAAAAAAACGGGATTATATTCTGTTTTTGGAGTTGGAGGAGGTTTACTAGAATTAGGTTTTTTAACTTGAGCTTTAGCTTTTGCATTAGTTACAGGCTTTTTGTCTGAAAAGTTGGTGCTTGGACTAGTAATTTTTTTTCTTTTTTCTCTCAATGTTCCAGAACCATCAGAATATTTAGAAACTTTAGAAGTTATAAAACCACCCTGTTTAGTAGAACTATTAGCATAATCTACAGCAACCGTGTCTCCTACGTTTAAAGCAGGAATTTTTGCATCATTTAAACCAAAATCAGGAAGTGACTCATTTACAATTTTATCTTCAGGTGTATTGCCACCAAAACCTTCAGGTGGCACAAAAATTTGCCCTGCTGCACCCTGTGGTAAAAGCTTATATCTAATTGGAGGTTGTCCTGATAAAGCATCAACCATTTCAGCATGATGATTCATATCAAAATTAGCAGGATCTTTTTCAACTCCTACTACTTTTGCAAATCTTGTATTAATTCCTTCTTCAGAATTTGGTCTTAATGGACCGTTGATAGATGTCCAATCATCAACAGCTTTTTTAGTTGTTAACTGGTCATCTACGCGGGGTCTTAAACGAGCGTTTTTGTCAGGTCCAACAACTGGCGTATCTCTATCTTTTGGATTAGACATATGCTATCCCTCGCGTATTAAGTCAAATAGCACATCCTTCTCTTTCTTACTCATACCATCTTTTCCGCCTTCTTGACGTTGAATAATGGCGGCTACTTTAACTAATTGCTCATTAGATCTTTGTAAAGTTTCAAGATACATGGCAGCGATTTCACCAAAGTTTTTATGAGTATACTTATCTTCGGAATGTTTATTCATGTGGTCTACTAAGTCTAATAAAAGCTTACTAGTTACGGCGCGATCATTTTCTATATTTTTAGTCGCTTCATCGATGTATTCTTCTAATGTTTTATAAGAACTCATTTTTGTAAATCCTTGTTTTTATATGAGAAATTTGTCCATTTTGCCATTTATTTCTAAAATCTTCATACTTTTTTCTAAACTTCTTTAAGTTATTAACTACCTGCTTAGTATTTAAGCCTGTAATTTCTCTCATGTATAAATAAATAGCCTTCTTATTAAAAATTTCTATATTTTCACTTTCTTTAAAAAGAACAAGGATTGCTTTATATACTCTTAATTCGTTTTCTTTTAAACGTTTATCAAACCAACCATGCATTTCTGCTTCTAAAGCAGCCCAAAACTCCTCTTTTTCTCTACTATGAA